GGGTGCGCGGGGGCCGCGTTTAGGGGGGGGCGGGACTAGAGCAGCGGGTTGAGGGCTCCGGCGCCGTAGATGCGCAGGAGCTTCTTGCCGGTCGTCGGCTTCTCCAACTGGAAGTTCGCGCTGATCGTCGACTTCGTGGCGCCCTTACGGTTTTCCAGGCCGAGGGAGCCGCCCTGGAGGCACTGGCGGAACACGATCCGCAGATCGTTGTTCGCGGTGTCCTTCAACGCGTCCCAGCCGAGCATGATGCGGACCTCTTCGCCGAGGTCCGGGGGTTCGAACTCCCAGTCCTGGTCGTCACCGGCGATGATCCCGCCGTTGAACGCGATGGTGAGGTTCCGCTTGGTGATCTCGGCGAGGGCCACTTCGACGGAGGCGTCCCGGCCGGTCGTGACGCGGGCGAGGACATCGAGTTCCTCGGCCACCTCCACGTTGTCGGTCGACACTTCGTAGTTGAAGGCGGAGCCCTCGTCGGTGTAGCCGAGGGTGACCCAGCCGACCGGCCAGGGATCGTTCACCGTAGCGGGCTCCGCGGCGGTCAGGTTGGCGATGCGCAGGATGCCCGGCTTGCCGAACCGGACCGCCGCTGCGTGGAAATCAACCACAGGGGTTCTCCTTGCTCATACGAATGCGGCCCCCCGCCGGTGCGCGCGGCGGGGGGCCTGTCTTGGGGGGGTGGTCCGGTCAGACGGTGGTCAGGGCCCAGATGGTGGCGTCTACGACGTAGCGGGCTACATCGGTGCGGATATCGGGCAGCCAGGTCCAGGAGTAGACGACGGCGGTGGTCAAGGTGACGTCCGGCAGCACGTATCCGCCCATGGAGCCGAGGCAGTCGAGTTCCGTGACGAGGGTCTGGGCGATGGTGAGGGCCTGCCCGCGGGTCGTGCCCCAGCAGTCGAAGGTGAGGCGGGCGGCGTCTACCGGCAGCTCGCTACGCCCGATCGGGGCGCCGCCGAGGCGCTGGATGATCAGCGAGGGGATCGGGGAGGCGGCCGGCATCGACTGATAGACGTGGGTGCGCCCGTCGTGCGTCACCGTCGCCGCTACCCGCGGATTGCCGATCCCCCATTGCTTCACCGCCGCCTCGATATCGGCGAACGGCATCTACGCGGCCTCCCGGTGCCGGGCCATGACGGCGAAGATGGCGGGCCGCACGTGCGGCTGCGCCCGGCCGTGCTCGTGCGTCCCGAACTCGACGTAGCGCCAGTAGGGGGCGGAGGGGTTCATGATCGCCGCCCCGTTCTGCGTCTCGGCGACCTCGTATCCGGCTTTCATCTCGCCGGTCAGTACCGGCGTGGATGGGGAGGCGCGGATGTAGGCGACGACTTCCTCGGCGAGGGCGAGGCAGTGGCGTTTCGCCGCCCGCTCGATGTGCGCGGGGATGTTCAGTTTCCGTCCCGGTGTCGCCGCCATCGCTAGCTCACCGTCCCCTCGATGTTCACGATGCCTGCTTCGATGTGCCCGCCCGCATCGCCCGGCCCATCGGGGTAGTGGACGATCCAGGAGATGTCGTAGAAGACGCCGGTGGTGTCGTCACGGATCTGGTCGGTGTGCAACAGATCGATGGGGTCGGCGACCAGGCGTAGTTCGGTGCGCACCGACTCGCCGCCCCGGTTACGTTCGATGCCCGCCTGCCGCCCTACCGGGACGTCGATGACGGCGCGTACCGCCTCCGCGACCACGTCACGATCGGTGGGCTTGAGGCCGGAGTACGGCTCGGCGTACGCGTCGTCCTCGCTACGCCGGTAGATCGTGATCGTGGTCGTGGAGAACGGGATCACTCGCCCGCCGCCGCCGTCTTCTTAGCGCCGCGCCGGGTCGTGGTCGTCGTGCCCTCTACGCCGAGGTCGCCCTTGCCGTCGTCCTTGACGAAGTCCTGCCATCCGTTTTCCTCGACGGCTTCCTTGGGCACGACGTTGCCGGGCAGGGCGACGACGGTGAATCCGATCTTGAGTACCTTCTGGGCGATCAGTGCCATGACGGTTCCTTAGGTGGTCGTGAAGATCCGGTACGGGTGAAGGAGCGCCTGGTCGAGGTCGGTGAGGTCGAATGCGCGGTTGACGGAGCCGACGGAGGCGGATTTGAGCCGCTCCGGGTTCGCGATCTGCCGGGCGGCGTAGGCCAAGGTGACGACGCGGACGACGTCCGGGATGTCGGTGTAGCCGTGCGTCGCCGTCACCTCGATCTGCCGGAAGTCCGGCCAGATATCGGAGCGGTAGAGCTGCCCGCGCTGCGCCCAGCGGAAGTCGGTGAGCGGGATCCCGTCGAGGGTCACCGACGTGACACCCGCCAGATACAGCGTGGGCAGGTTCAGGACGCGGGTGTTGGTGCCGGACAGGCGCCAGATGACGTCGTCCTGGCGGCTGATGTACCAGCCGCAGTGGGCGCGGACGATCCCGCTGGCCCCCGCGATGGCCAGCGCCCCGGCCGCGTCGGCGACCGGCCGCTGCATGTAGTCGCGCAGCTCATCGACGGTGACCAGCGGGGCGTCCACTTACTCGCCCGTCGTCTCGGTCTTGTTCTTCGCGGTGCGCGCCTTCGTCGTCGGCTGCTGCGTGCCGGCCTCCTGCGTGCCGGCCTCGCCGTCCGCGCTGCCCTGGCCGGCAGGCTTGGCGTTGAGGCGCTTGGCGTCCTTCTCGTTGAGCTGGGCGGTGTACGTGCCGCCTGCCCACTCGTACTCGTAGGTCTTCAACTGCTCCGGCTCGGTCACGGCGGCTGCTCCTAGCGCGTGGAAGGGGTCATCGATGGGCTCCCCGCACGCCTGCGACTTGGGGTCGCAGGCGTGCCCGGGGAGGTTGCAGATCGGGCACACCATGCGGGTGCGCCCGGAGGTGACGAGCACGGCTTAGCCGAGGTCGATGCGCACGAACGCCGGGGGGCGCAGGATGGCGAAGGCGGCGCGCAGCTCGGCCAGGATCGCGACGAGGTTGCGGATGAAGAAGTCCGCGTGGCTGTCGGTCACCTGGATGGAGGCCTGCTCCCGGTCGTAGAGGACGGCGTAGTTCCAGTCACCGACGAAGGCGGTACCGGCCGGGATCGCCTCCGACTCGATGACCGGAAGGCCCCAGAGGCGGGCGGGGGTCATCGCGAACGGTCCGGCGCCGTAGAACACCCCGTTGGCGTCACGGCGAAGCTCGACGTCTTCCCAGTCGATGGGGTTGAACACGAACGCGGACGGGTTGGCCCGGCCGCCGATGCGGACCTTGCGCCGGGCCATGCGCGTCACATCGAACACGTCCTGACCGGCTACCGGCGCCGCCTGCGTCTGCACCCCGCTGGTGTTGAGGATGCCGAGGAAGTGTTCCCCGGTGCCGTCGCCGCCGACCAGCTCGTCTTCGAGGGCCTCTTCCAGGCCGTAGCGGAGGAACGAGTCGATGAGGGTGCGGACCTGCGCGGCGTCCGACAGGGCCCGCTTGGTGGCGGGGATCCAGTGCGCGACGGTCTTGACGGTCGTGGTGTCCTTCTCGAACACGAAACCCGACTCGGGCTTGATACCGGCCGCCTCGGGCGTCACGACCGGGGCGCCGGAACCGACGGCCGCGGTCGTCGTCGCCTCGGGCACGACCGCCGCGTTGTTCGTCGTGCTGACCAGGCGCACGTACTCGATGGTGTCGCTCGTCGTGTTACCGGAAGCGACGATGTCGCGGATCGACAGCGGGCGCTCGTAGAACGGGTCCAAAAGGCCGCGGTAGTCGGGGCGCACCAGGGCGCCCGCGGACGTGTCGTGGTCGGCGCCGGTGAACAGGTCCTTGTACTGCACGATGCCGGACTGCACCCGGCTCTTCTCCCCGAAGTTGCCGCCGGGGCGCGACTTCACCAGGGTCTTCCACTCGTCCGAGGCGATGAACTGCTCACCGATCGTCTTGGCGCGTTCCTTCGCCCGCGCGCTGGTCGCCTTGGCGGGGTCGGGGAGTTCGCCGGTCTCGGCGCCGATGCCGAGGCCCTTGATCAGGTCGTCGCGCTGGGCCTGAAGTTCGGCCTCGCGCTTACCCGCGGCGTCGATCTCGCCCGCCTTCTTCAGGTGGGCCTCGATGGTGTCGCGCTCGGTGTCGGTCAGGTCGCGGTCTTCCTGCTCGGCGGCAACCGCGATGGCCTTAGCCTTCTCGCATTCCGCGAGGATCGCGGTGCGGTACGACTTACGCATGTCTTGTAGTCCTCTCGCGACTTAGGTCAGTCGGATTGCGCCGTAGCCGCGAGCGCGGCGATCTGTGCGCGGAGACGGAAAGAGGCGGCCGTCTGGCCGCCTCTGCTGGTGCTCTTCATGGGTGCTGTCGGTGGATCGTCCGGTCCCGGCGGCGCCTTCGCCGTCAGGAGTTCCGTCGCCGGGTTCATCCCGATCAAGGTCGGCCCCACCTCGTAGAGCCAGAGCTTGGTCAGGTCGGTGGTGCCGTCCTTAGTGCCCGGCCGCGAATCCAGGACGTCGTAGGCGAAGGAGAACTGGGTGACCCGCCGCTGGCGCAGCAGGTGCCCGACCTGCTTGGCGATCGGGGATGCCTCGTCGCCGGTATCGAGGCGGGCGCGGACGTACAGGCCGCCGCCGGACTGCACCGCACCGTTGACCCAGGACGGCAGGCGGGAGTCACCGGCGGCCATCTCCTCGATCTCGATGACCGAGCCGATGTTGTAGTTCGGGTCATCGAAGCGGTGGGAGTAGAGGATGGGCAGGGTGTTACCGGAGTGCTTCCAGGCGGCGATGGTGTCGGCGAACGCGCCGGGCTGCACGATGTCGCCGCCGTAGTCCTCGTTGCCGAAGACACTGACGATGGCCTCGAACTCCCCCGCCTGGGCGTCGATGAGGCCGGCGCTGTCGTAGTCCTTGAACTGTGCGGGGCAGGCCTTGTGCTTCATGCCCCTACCTCCTTGGGTGCCCGCGGCTTCGGCAGCTGGCCGTTCGACTCCTCGTTGTGCGGCTCGTTCGGGGCGGTATCGCGCGGGCTCGCCAAACCGCCCTGGGTGACGTTCAAGGGCGTGATCAACTCGTCCGCCTCCGGTAGATGCGAAAGGTTGTGCAAAGCGCGGGCCTCGCTACGCGTCATCCAGGGCCCACCGACCGAGGAGCTGATCGCGGCGGCCTGTTCCTCGAAACTGCCGCGTAGCTTCTCGGCGAGGTTGAACTCGACGTACACGTCGCCGGCCGGGTCGAGGTCCGGCAGGATCTGCCGCTCGATGTCCTGCGAGAGCATGGTGAGGATCGGCCCCAGCGTGTCCATGTAGAGCATCTTGTGAAGCTCTGGGATGTTGCCGGTCGTCGTGCCGTCCATCAGCCCCAACATGGCGGGGTTGATGTAGTAGGCGACGGCTACCTCCTCGCGGGTCAACTTGCGGGCCTCTACGTACTGCGCATCCCGCGGCGTGATCCCCGATGCCGTATACGTCATCCCGTCCTCTAGCACCGGGGTGCCGCCGGACTGCATGCTGTTGCCCTCGTACTCGCGCCAGTCGGCGCGGAAACGGTTACGCGCATCGTCGGACCAGCGGGGGGCCTTCACATCGCGGCTGATGTAGCCGGAAACCCGGGCGCCCTTACGCCACATCTGCTCCCGGTACTGCCCGGCGCTGTACTCCTCCGCCAAAATCTGGCGCAACGTCTCGATCGGGGATACGCCGTTACGGTTGTCGTCCGGGTCGTAGCCGTGGAAATGGACGACGGAGTCGGGATCGAGGTCGCGGTAGCCGTTCGAGCCGGTCAGCCGGTAGGCCTGCGCCTGGATCGGGTTGTCCCCGATGGGTTCGAGGTAGCGGCGCGACATCGGCAGCAGCGTCGGTGTCCCGTCACTGGCCCGGCCCTTGATCCAGTACGCGCAGTCGAAGATCCCCAACTCATGCATCGTCCAGGACATGAGGCGGTACTTCGTCCACTTGCTACCCGGGAACGGGTCTTCCAGGAGGCGGCCGAGGGGATGATCGGGGACCTTCTGCCGGTCCGTCTGGCTCACCCTGCGGTACGGGTCGATGCCGAGCTGCGCGACGTTACGGGCGAGGAAACCGATGACCGTGCGTACCGCGGGCTGTGAGCGCCAGACCGACTCGTAGGTCATCCATGTCGTCGAATCCAACTGGATCTGCGAATGCATGGCGGAGGGGTAGCCCCAGCCCCGGTAGTAGTTCTGGGGATCGACGCGGGCGATCTGCCCGGCCGTGACGACGAACGCCATCTCTCACCCGCCCTTCGGTGGCATTGCCTGGATGAATGCGATCTGCGCGCGCTCGATGTAGACCTCCCCGTCCATCGACGCGCCGTCCTGCCCGGGGGTATGCAGGACGCCATCGGCGAGGACGATGAGGGCGCCGACGCGGCGCAGTAGGACACCACCGATGGCGGAGCCGTCGCGGAGGTTGACCATGACGCGGTGATGGACCGGCCAGGGATTGAAGATCGACATGCCGGGCGGCTCATTCTGTTGGGTGACCTTGAGTTGCGGGTTCAGCGCGGACTGTGCTGCAATTCGGGCATGGTTCAGTCGAAAGTCGTCGCCAGCGCCTTCTATGCGGAGGTCGGATTCCGCCTCCAGAACCTCCGCGAGGGCCGCGGGCTAACCCAGGACGAACTCAGCGCGGAGATCGGATACACCACGCAGCACTACCGGAACTGGGAGAAGGGACTGGTGCGCTTCAACCTGGAACAAGGGCTGATGGTGGTGAGGGTGCTCGGGTTGCGGGGCCTGGACGAGCTAGTCGGGCCCCGCGCACCGAAGCACGTGGTATAGGCGGATCGGATGATCGCGCTGATCCCGGTCGACACCACCGGTCTTCCGGAAGGTGTGGAGATCCCTAAGCCGTCCATCAGCCACACCCTGATGCCGTGCGACGCATGTAGCCGCGACTGCTGGATCGGGCCGCAGCAGGCGAGGGCCCGCGTAGCGGCGAGCCTGCCCGCGCTGTGCTACTTCTGCCTTATCCCCGTCATGGCGGCGGCAAAGGTGGAGTTCACGGTCTACAGCCTCGACCCGAAGGCCGACGAGGTGCCGCGCCGCACCTGACCGGCCGTGCTTCAGATGATCATCAGGCTGCGGGACTCGTAGGGGGACGTATGATCGACTGCCTCACGGCTGATCCACGCGTGGGCGGCCATTGCGGCGGCTGGCACCGCATCGATGCGATGCTTAGCTGTCCCGCGTTCGGGTTTCTCGGGGCGGATGAGATTCGGGTCGTATGGTGCATGCCGAACCTCGCACGCATCGAAACAGAACCGGGCGAGCGGGTTGTGGTGGTGCTGATACCGGCCCTGCTTGACCAAACCCATGACCTCAGTCATACCGGGGCTGATCCGGTCGTACGTGTTGCGATACGCCGCGATGTCACCCTGTTCCACATCGAGCATGAGGGTGTCTGCGATGCGGTTGATCAGTGGCCACATCGACCATTCATCGCAGTCCGCGCCCATGATGCGAAAGTCCCGACCATCTACCTCTATATCGGCGATGACGCGTTCATAGTCGATGACCGAGCCTTCCGTGACCGTCAACCATCCGGCCTCCGCCCAGCGCGAGAACTTGCCGTCGTGGAGATCATCGAGACGATCGAGGCCACGCTCGGGGAGCCAGAAGCGCCAGAGGACGTCGACTGGCGCATTCGGTCCATCGTCAGTCGGGGGAAAGATTAGGCACCAGGCCGTCAGGTCGAACTTCGCGGACAGGTCGAAACCCGCGTACGCCTTACGCCCCAGGAGGCCGGCGCGGCCCCATTCGGAGTTGAGCCACATGTTCCCGCCGCACTCGTCCCACAAGTGCATCTGCATCCATCGGGTCGACTGACTGACCCACTGGTTGAGGCGGAACTGGCGGAACGCGTTCTCCTTCGCCGGGTCGTTACGCGCCTCCGTCGCCTCATCGCGGAGGGCCTGCATCGACAGGAACTCGCCCAGCGCCGGGTTGGCGTAGCCCCAGCCATTCTCGTCCCATGGGTCGGCGTCGGCCGGGGTGTTGCGCATGTAGACGAAGATGTGCGGCGCCCGGCCCGGGTCCTCCGCAATCTTCGCCATCTCGTCGTGCTCGGCCTTGCCGAACGACTGCGGGTCATCCCCCGCGGTCGTCGCCGCCGCCATCAACGGCTGTTCGCGCGCGCCCATACTCGTGCGCATCGCGTTCCACAGATCCCCGTTCGGCTGGGCAAGAACCTCGTCGAAGAGGACCGCGTGCGGGTTGTGCCCGAGGTTGCCCGCCGCGTCAGCGCTGAGCACCTCGTAGTAGGAGAAAGTGCGCTGGTCGATGATCCGCTTCTGCGACATGTTGATCTTCAGGCGGGCCGACAGGATGGTCGACAGCTGAACCATGCGCAACGCGACGTCGAACACCTTCCGCGCCTGGTCACGGTCCTTCGCGCAGCCGTAGACCTCCGCCGACTCCTCATCATCGGCAACCAGCATGTACAGGGCGATACCGGCGAGGATCTCGCTCTTGCCGTTCTTGCGGGCGACCTCGATCCAGGCGATGCGGTACCGCCGGATGTACCGCTTGCACTCGTCGGAGTAGACGACCGTGCCGAACAGCGGCGCGATGATCTCATCGAGCTGCCAGCGGGTGAGGTGGAACGCCTGCCGCGCCCATCGGCCCTTGGTATGCACCAGGATCTCGGAGAAAAACGCGGTGATGTGCCCGACGCGGGG